TCGCGCTCCAACTCCCTGAGTTCGATGGTGTCGACCCGATCGAATCCGAACGTTTCATCGTGACCTCGCGCAAGCAGTACACCGGCGACGAATGGTACGACCAGACCAAGGAATTCCTCGAACAGAAAATCGATCTGGGCAAGAAGAAGGAATACCGTGCCCAACTGCCTTTCCTGAAGCTCGGTACCAAAGAGCTGATGGACATGGTGGTTCCGACCTTCGGCGGCCTGGACTCGTTCACCGACTTCGTGACCAAAGACGTCGCCAAGATGAACGACGACGTTGAACTGGGCGGCACGGGCGCCGAGACCATGTTCATGAAGCAGGGTATTCAGAAGCTGCGTCTGCTGTCCGAGTTCCCTCCGCTGCTGCACAAGGCATCGCACTACTTCTCGATGACCGCACAGGTCGGCCCGGTCTTCAATCTGGATCAGTACAATCCGGAAAAGAAGAAGCTGTCGCACATCCAGGGCAATGTGAAGATGAAGGGCGTGACCGACAAGTTCACGTACATCATGAACTCGATCCTCCAGTTCTACAACCTGGAGAAGCTGATCCACAAGCAGACCAAGCTGCCGCTGTTCCCACGCGACGAGTTCGACAAGGCCGAAGGCGATACCGACCTGAACGTGCTGCATGCAGTCGAACTGCGCGGCAAGTCCGGTCCGTCCGGCGTGCCAATTCGTCTGGTGGTGTCGCAGAAGCACGGCGTTCTGCCAGCAATGACCGAATTCTATAATCTGTGGGATCACCCGGATTCGTTCGGTCTGGAAGGCAACGACCAGAACTACTACCTGACGCTGCGTCCTGACGCCAAGCTGTCGCGTACGAAAGTCCGTTCGAAGATCGATACCGATCCGATGCTGCAACGTGCTCTGAACATCACGATGGAACTCATGCAAATGACCCGTCTGATGCCTGAGCTTCGCAACCAAGGCCTGCTGTGCACTCCGCAAGAACTGTTCAGCGGCATCAAAGAAAAGGGTTACGACTGGGACATGATCCTGGGCGGTACCCGCGGCTGGTGGACGTTGAACAATGACGACCATCCAATCAAATTCCTGTCGACACTGGACCTGCTGCGCATGCGTCAAGACAAGTACAAGCCGTACTGGATGTAAACACCGGAGAGCGTGAGATATCGCTCTCCTTTTTCAGCCCGATAAGATGAGCACTCGCTCAATTATCGGGCCTCAATAAGGATAGCGGAATCATGAGCGACGGGAAGCCTGTTCGTCCCATCCGGCGTGACGAATTGCGTAAGTTCAAAAACGTTTGTGTCGTTTTTGGCAGCCGGAAATATAACCAATACGAAGTCTTCGAAGCGTGTCTCCTGACATTCATCGAAGACAACCATTTCACTCGAGAGAACACTGTGTTCGTGTCCGGCATGGCCGACGGACCAGACAAGCTCATCGTGGACTGGTGCAAGAACAATGGTTGGCGGTGGCACGAATGCCCTGCTGACTGGGACAACATCGACGCGCCTGGTGCGCGCATCAAGACCAACGCTGCGGGTAAGCAATACAACTGCGTGGCGGGCTTCATGCGTAACCAGGACATGGCCAACGTGTCTTCACATGCACTGGGTTTCTGGGACGGTCATTCGCCTGGTACCAAGCACATGTTCGAATGCTGCAACGATAAGAAAATCACCATCCGTCTTATCCGGGTCCCTCAGGAACAACGTTAATGGCAAGAAACAGAAAAGCGGCGGAGAAGGTGATCCTCGGTGTCATCGACTCCATCGCTCCCGGCAATCCAAACGTTGCGCTGTACCAACAGCTCTTCGATCCAAAAAGTCCCAAGTACTTGAACGACAAGCAGTTCGATGACTGGATGACTCGCATGCGCAATAAGGAAGGCGCGCTTGTGTATGTCGATCCTCCGGGCAGCAAGTTCAAGATCTCCGTTGACCGAAACCTCAATGAGATCGGTCCGAAGATGGGTATCGAATTCTTCCAGCAAATCTGGTTCCAGGACGATTCCGGCGAATGGTTCCTGACACCTAATGCGTATCTGATTCTGCCGTTCCCGGTGCGACGTCAAGCGCAGCTGCTGGTGGAGAAGATCTCCATTCCAGAAAACAATCACTCCATCGACGACTTTACTGGTCAAGTCACCGGTGATTCCAAAGGCTCGAAGATCAGTTATCCCGAGCTGTCCTTGCTGAAGGCTTTCGGTCTGTCCCGCACGATCGAAGAATTCATGCACTGGCGAGGTGGTGACGTGAAGGGTAACCGTCTGATGAATCAGCAGATTCTGAAGACTGGTGGCGCTTCGATGGACGCGCTTCAACCGTACTCCGGTGAAGTCCAGTCCACTAAGTCGTTGCGCAACATCCTGATCGGCATGCACTACGACACCACGCTTTGACCATACCGTAGCAGATCGTGGCTAACGCCACGATCTGTTTACTCTCTTTGTTTGGATTCTTTATGACACCATTAGCAGAAATCAACCAGGTCGCCGAGAAGGCGATCGACGATGCCTTTGCCCATTACTTCGTTCATCTGGCTTCTGGCCAGGACAAGCTTTTTGAGGCGAAGTTCATCGCGGAAACTTTGCAGATGATTCAGCCTTGGCTCTTCTTCACTGAGGAAGCCATGGAAGAACTGATCAACTTCATCTACAAGGACACCATCCACATCAACCTCGTGTTCACCCTGACCGCCATGTTCCGTCAGCGTTTCACGCTGGAGACCGAAGATTACGACCGCTATGTGAAGCACATCGCTCAATCGTTCTTCACTCAGGACAACGAGGACGACAAGCTGTCGATGATGCCTAAGGAATATCGTGACCGCCTCACGAATCCAGACGCCATCGAAATGATGATGAAGAATAACCGCATGCTGGTGATGCTGATTACCATGGCCTTGTACCTGGACACCAACATCCTAGCTACCGCACTCGTGAGTAAGTAATGAAGGGCTTCTACGTACACATCGATTCCATCTTCGATATCCGCGCTGGGATTATCCGAAGAATGAATCCTGAGCTTTATGCCGAGCTGATCAAAAACGGCTACCATCAACGAAAGGGCGACTTCTTCAAGGGGATCAATCCTGAAGAGTTCCGCAAGTTGTATCAGGAGCGCGACGCCAACACGCTGCCTGAATGCACGATCACCAACATCTTCCAGTTCCTGTATCCACAGGTGGCTGACACGATGAAGGAATACGTTGCCGTCAATCATCAGGAACACCAGCGACCATTCCTCGATGTGAATGTCTGGCCGTACGAACTGAGTGACGAAGAGATGGCAATGCTGCGATCCCTCGTCTACATGCAGATGCGTGGCATTATCGGCGTGAATGTTTTCAGCAAGCCAATCGAAACCTTGACTCCGGCCAAGTGTGCTGAGAACTATCACCTGATGGTCATGTACGATTTCGCAGACTACCTGAACGCGCACTCGTCTGCACTGATTAAGGATCCGAAGCCGTACCTGATGTTGGTCGCCCCAATGGTCTACATCAACAACGATCCGGAAACGCATGACGAAACCATCGACCAGTTAAAACAGGGCATAAACTCCCTGGCCCTGCTCGAAGCAGGAATCCAGGATAAGTTGTGTGTGAAGTTCGTGAACGTCGAGGTGTTCAGCATCGTGTATCCGGATGACCGAGTTTTGAAGGTCGATCTTCCGGATGACACGAGGCATATCACAATCGAGGAACTCGATCGCAAACTGATGGCGCAGAAGAAGCGTATTCCTGAGGCCTGATTACTTCTGACTGCCTTCGATACGTGCGGTGAATTCGGCAGTGTTTTCAGTACCTGCCGTAGCATCGCGAATCGAGGGGTCGTAGTTGGGTCGACGAGCATCTGGCAGCTTGCGGCCGGGGATGTCGCTGTCCTGCATTTCCGGTTTGCCGCTGCCAGCCCGACGGTCGGACAAAGTGACCAGATACTTTGCCAGTGCCTCGGCTTCACCAGCTTTGGTTTCGTTTTCCTTGGCCTTCTCGTTGATCTTGAGTTTGCCGAGGGATTGCTTGTCCATGCCGTCCAAGGCCTTCATGGTCTTGTCAAGCATTTCGGGATCTTCATTGGCGATCGCTTTGCTTGCGATGCCTGCTACGATTTGACGGCGAATGCCCTGAGTGTAATCCAGATCCTGGAAACTCTGCTCAATCGCTTCTGGGGTTTGACCGGACACGATACTCTCCTTTAAAACATGTCAGACATATATTACTCTTTGGATCTCTGTCTAGAAACTGAACGTTGATCATCACATGATACAAAGACTCTTGAAGTTACTTGGGGGCAAGACTCCTGAGGAAAAGCAAGATGAAGTCGTGCCGATCGATCCGAACAACATCTATGTCCGTTTGAAGCTGGCCATAGATCGGGTAGGTTCAACATCGCTTCGTCTTGGAGCAAGCCCAGCGTCGTTAGGAAGAATCGAAAGCTTCTCCGAAACGCTGACTGGTTTACTGAAATCTCTCCTGGAGGTAAATGCCACCCTCAAAGAAAATAAGCACATTGAACGCGGCTTGTTCTTCATCAAGAATGCCAAGACCGTAAAGTTCGACAAGTTTCTATTCGTAGAAGACGGTTACTACGTTGACGATGTACCAGCCAGGATGCAATTGGTTCTGGAACAGATCGACATCTACTACGAACTGATGAAGGAGGCCGACAGGGCTCTCTACGGGGTAATGGAACACAACCATCGGCAACTCCACAGCTACACGGAAACGCTGATCCAATTCCTTACTTCCCTTTTTGACCACTTTGGAGATTAACCAAAGTTACTTTTAAAGTAGTATTTTTAACGGTATGGCTAACCATACTCGATTTTTAAGGAGCCTCTAAATGGCGCGTAAAGACGATAGTCGTGTGACTAGAAGAGTCAACAGTAGAATGGATTTAACATCCAAAGATATTTTTGAC